GCGCTGGACGCCGCGCTGCCAGGCGGCAATCACGGCGTCCAGCGCGTCCCTCTGGTAGTCCCGCAGGGGGAGCTGCTGGCTCATCGGTCAGCGGGGCCCGGTCAGCGGGGCCCAGGTGACGACGATGCCGACCTGGGACCACTCGGTGGGGCCGCCGATGAAGTCGAGCAGCTCGTCCCAGGTGAGGGGGTTGCCGTTGTACTTCGGTCCGGTCAGGTACCAGCCGCGACGGGCGACGCTCAGGGCGGCGAACGAGTAGCCGGGGCCGTCCTCGGTGTACCGCTTGGTGAACCCGAGGACCGTGCCCGGCTCCAGCTCGACCGGACGGGCCGGCGTCTGCTCGAACGGCGTCCAGTCGTTGCCGTAGTTGGTTGCCAGGCCGGAGGCGGGGACGGGGTACTCCCCGAACCGCTCCTCATCGGGCATACCCCGTCCCAGCCGCGGGGGGACCGGGACGAAGGTCTCCGGCACGTGCGGGTTGTCGTACGGCTCGTCGGCCGACTGGGCGAAGTAGTCACTCATGATCGATCTCTCCAGTTGTTCGCGTGGTTGGTAAGTGCGCGCCGCCAGTCTAGGCACAGATGACAAAGCATGTCAATGCTGGACATAGTGCTGGTGATCGCGTACCGTCGTCCACATCCCGACCACCCCCGAGGGGAGGTGAACCGATGTCGCCACTCAAGCGACTCACGCCCGAAGACACCCTGACCAAGCAGGAGGCGGCTCGACTCGCCGGGGTCACGCCGCGCACGATCGCACGCTGGTTGGCCGACGACGAGGTGCCCCTGACCAAGTACTGGATCCAGATCAACCGCGTCGCCGTGTCCAAGAGCGAGCTCAAGGACCTGATCTCTGGACGCGCCCTGGACGCCCAGGCATAGAGAAGGACCCCGGTCCGCGGGGAACCAGGGTCCTTCTTTGCGCACGCCTTACGTCACATCACCACGCTATGTGAAGGGTAACACACGCCATGCTTTGGGGTGATCCACCCGTCCGCCCGGCCACCGAGGAGTTCGTCAGCTCCGCCGACGGCCGGCAGGGCTGGGAGAACGTCCCGTGTTACGCCGGCGAGCGGGCTGTCCGGCTCGTCGCGTCCGGGTGGTGGCCGGCCGTCTCGGTGGACATCGAGTCCTTCGGGCTGGGCCGGTACTCGGCACGGCTCAAGTGCGTGTCGTTCTCCGACGGCGAACAGGCCCTCGTGCTGGACCCCCGCGAGGACAACCAGCGCACCGCGGCGCGCGAGCTGATCGAACGCTCGCCGGAGCTGACCTTCCACAACTCGCCGTTCGACGTGCCGAACCTGTCGCGCAACGGCCTGATCAACTTGTCCCATGTGGACAAGATCAACGACACGCTGATTCACTCCCGGCTCGCCGAACCCGACGGCACGGTACGCAAGAGTCTGGAGCACGTCGGCCACCGCTACCTGGGCACGCCCACCGATGACCATCTCCTCCGCGCGTTCAAGGTGGCCGGGCTCACCAAGGAGCAGGGGTACTACCAGTTCGACATCGATCGCATGGTGTACCTGGTGGGCAGCGCATCCGATGCGATCATGACCGCACGCCTACGCGAGGCCACTCGGCAGGCCGCGTACGCCCGGCTCACCACCGGACACCCCTTCACCGAGAACGGGGTTACCGGGTCGGAGGCGTGGGCGCTGGTCGAGAAGATGCAGCTGTTCAACCGGATCATGCTCCGCCGTGCCATCCGCGGCCTGCGAGTGGACCTGGAGTTCCTGGACGCCTACCGCGAGTCCAACGCCCAGCGCCTGCACGAGGCGGAGAAGGCGTTGGCGGAGAACAACATCAGGCCGGGCAACGCGAACGACCTGATCGGGTTCATGACCGACCACAACCTCCTGCCGGAGGACTACCCCCGCACGGCCAAGACCAAGAAACCGTCCACAGTGGCTGATCACCTGGAGGCCCTGAACCACCCCGTGGCCCAGGTCTTCGTGCAGCACAAGCAAATCACCAAGGTGGGCGAGGACTACCTCCAGAAGGTGGTTGATCAGTCCGGAGAGGACGGTCGGGTGTACCCATCCACCAACCCGCTCGCCGCGGTGACCGGTCGTGCGTCCATGGACAACCCGCCCCTGCACCAGTTCCCCGATGGCGCACGCGGGATCATCCTGGCCGACGAGGGCGACGCGCTCACGTCGACGGACTGGGCGCAGATCGAGCCCGTGGTCATCGCCAACATCGCCGGGGATCATGACATCGTGGCGGCCTACGAGTCCGGGGAGGTCGACTTCTACCAAGGGGTCGCGCTCGCCGCGGCCCTGGCGCGACCGACGGCCAAGGTGGTGCTGCTCGCCCAGCTGTACGGGGAGGGCCTGCGCAAGCTCGCCGCGGACCTGGGCCTGCCGGAGACCGAAGAGGACCTCCACAACCTGATGCTGGACGGGCCGTCCGCGGAGAGCCTGCGCGCCACCGTCTTCGAGACCCTGCCCCGGACCGCGGACCTCGTCCGGGCGAAGTCCGCCGCGGGGCCCGGGCAGCGGGAAGGCCTGCTCCGGCGGATCGGTCGGGACTACGGGGTGGTGTTCACCATCTCCGGCCGCATCCTGCCCGTGCCGATGGGGCGGGGCTGGGTGGACGAGGAGACCGGAGAGGTCGGCCCGCCGTCACGAGCGGTGCACAAGGCCGTCAACTTCTACGTGCAGGGCTCCGCGGCGGACGTCCTCATGGAGACCGTGATCGCCGGGGACGAGGCGGGCCTGTCGGACACGCTGTACCTCACGATGCACGACGAGCTGATCACTTCGACCGACGCGGCGGAGGAGTGGGGAAGGATCATGAGGAAACCCCCGGAGCGCTTGTGCCACTTGGCAAAACGTGTCCCTCTACTGAGGACAGACCGGGCAGACGTGGGTGAGAGGTGGAAAAAGGTATGAGGTTAAAGTCCAACGTATCGCAGTCCGTCCGAGACCGCGTCCTTAGTGCACAATGCTGCACCTATTGTGGTGATCGGGTTGGTCCTTGGGAAGTGGACCACACAGTGCCTTTAAGCCGGGGGGGCACAAACTCAGAGGATAACTTGGCTTGCTGCTGCGTGGCGTGTAATAGCCAAAAGAGGGCTTTTCTATTGCATGAATGGATATTGTTCCGCACTACCAACGGGATGCCATGGCCCCCTATCGCCTCACATCCCACTGAGCTTGTGCACTTCCCTGACATGTGCTCCGGTAATCCTCGTAAGCACCCAAGCTATGATGATCACCCCAATGAGTGTGAAAAAATTAACGTGCCCTATACCATGGAATGGGACGGTGCGGGGTACCTGTGCTATTACCGTTGTGAGGCCTGTCGATCAAAGTGGACCTGTTGGAATGGGTTTATTCACGGATATTTCAATGACTGCCTTTGCACGTATTGCCGCATGGCGCGATTGGAGGTCCAGTCATGACCACGCTATGGATCATCATCGCGGCCACGCTGACCTGGTTGGTGATGTTCGTTCTGGGGTCGTGGATCGGGTACGCGATCGGCGAGCTGGGACGGAGACACGACCGATGACCCGCGGGGTACGCGAGCCGTGGACCGTCGACGACGCGGCACGCCTGACCGACGCGCTGGGCGAGCTGCTCGCCGCGGAAGAGGAACTCCGACGGCGCAAGCTCGTCATCGTGGAGCAGGCCCTGCGGACCACGGTCGGGTGCTGCTCGACCTGCCACCGGCCGCTGATCTCGCGCCGGCTCTGGGACCTACTTCCCAGTAGCGTCCGCGAGACGGGCACCTTGGCCCGCCGGCACAACGCCACGACGTGCTTCACCCACTACATCGACCGGTACCGGGCACGGCGCAAGCTCATGGACCCGGCCCGGCTCGCCGCCCTCCGGGCGGCCGTCGGGTTCAACCCGGCCGCCAACTACGACGAGATGGAAGAGAGCGCGTGAGCGGCCCCATGCGCTGACGTCGTGCCAAGAACAAGGAGGCCTGACCCCGTGTTTGCTCACGACACCTTTACGGCGATCTTCGGAGCCGCGCGTCCCGGCGAGCTGGAGATCCTGGCCGGGCTCGTGCGCGCCGCGCTGCGCGAGGGCTACGTCATCGTCCTGAACGAGCCCGGCACCAAGAAGCCCCTGTGCCCGCTCTCAGCGAACCAGCGCAAGGCCGCCGACCGGATGGCCCAGGACCTGGCCGCGGAGCGGGGAGAGCGCGGTGCGGCCGCCCGACGGCACGCGTGCGGCATCGCACACGCCCTCACCGAGAAGGACGCGGCCAAGATCACCGGGCTGCTCAACCGGCTCACCAAGATCTACGGCGCCCCGCCCAACATCGGGCTGGACCCCGGCCGCTCCCGGCTCGTGTGCGCCGACATGGACACCGCCGGCCAGCGGGACGCGTTCCTGGCCGCGTGGCAGCACGAGGACCCCGGCGCCGCACCGACTCCGGGCACGCTCTACACCGTGCGCTCGCCGGGGCAGCGCTCGCCGGACGGCACGTGGGCGCACAGCGACGGCGGGCACACGTGGTTCACCCTGCCCGCCGGGGTGGTCCTGCCCTCCGACGGTGGCCGCGGCGTGCTCACCGACGAGGGCGGCTGGTCGCTGATCTGGTCCGGGCTCCAGGTCCTCGTGCCGCCCTCGGTGCGCGAGGAAGGCCCCTACGCCGTGGTCGGCATGCCGCGGCCGGCGCCGGCCTGGCTGCTCCAGCGCATCGAGACGGAGGTCGTCCTGCGCACCGAGCGTGAACGGCTCCGGCTGGAGCGGCGCGCGGAGCGGGTGTCGAGCGGGGAGGTGGACCCCGTCGACGCGTGGTCGGCGGAGACCACCTGGACGGAGCTGTTGGAGGCCCGCGGGTGGTCGGCGACCGGGCGGGTGGACACGTGCTCGTGCCCGACCTGGACCGCACCCGGGCCGCACGGCTCGCCCAAGTCCGCGACGGCGCACGACGAGGGGTGTGTCAAGTTCGACTCCGACGACGGTCACGCGCCTCTGCACGTCTGGACGGACAACCCGCCGGACTATCTGGCCGGCGCCCCCCGCACGCTGACCAAGCTCACCCACGAGGCCTACGCGGATTACGAGGGCAGCGAGTCCGCCGCGGTGGTGGGGCTGGGCCTGGCCGTGCGCGAGAACGGCCCCATGGTCGTCGACAACCCCTTCGATCTGCCCAGTCCACAGCCTGTGCATGAGTTGTCCACAGGCTCGGAGACAGAGCACGGCCCCGCCGGGGACAAGCCAGCGGGGCCGGACGACTTCGCGATGCCCGGTACCAAGGACTCACCCGACGAGTCGGAGCCTGCGGGGCTCGCCGAAGTCGCTAGCGAGCCTAGCGAGGATGTCAAGCCCGCGCAACCCGACCCGGTCAAGCCCGGCTCCCTGCTCGCCTACGACTCCTCGGACCTGGACGACCTGCCCGATCCCGACCCACTGGTGTACGGCCTGCTCGATCGGGGCAGCGTCGCGATCCTGTCCGGCAAGTTCGGCACGTACAAGTCGTTCCTGGCGCTGGACTGGGCCTGTCACGTGGCCCTGGGGCGGGCCTGGCAGGACCACGACGTCGACCGGGCCGTGCCCGTGGTCTACATCGCGGCGGAGGGCCAGGTCGGGATCAAGCGGCGCGTACGGGGGTGGCGCCAGCGGCACACCGGCGGGGCGCATCTTCCCGCCGGGGCGCTGACCGTGATCCCGCAGCGCGTGGTGCTGGAGACGGACAAGGACGGCAAGGCCACCGCGCACCTGCGCGAGCTGGTTGAGCTGGTGCGCGAGCGCGGCGCCGGGCTGGTCGTGTTCGACACGCTGTCCAAGAGCCGGGGCAAGGCGGAGGAGAACAGCAACAGCGACATGGCCCAGGTCATGGCCCTGGTGATCGAGCTGTGCCGGGCGACGGCGGCCACGGTGCTGCTGGTCGCGCACACGGGCTACTCCGGCGAGCACACCCGGGGCGGATCGAGTCAGGAAGACGATGCGGACTCGGTGTTCGTGATCAAGTTCGAGGACCCGAAGAACGAGGACCGCGGCCCGGACAACCGGCGGGTGCTGCACCACCGCAAGTCCAAGGACGGCCTGCTCTCCCCGCCCCGGGTGCTCGCTCCGCGGGTGGAGGAGATCGGGCAGGACGACCACGGCAGGCCGGTGACGACGCTGACCCTGTCCGCGGACCCGTTCGAGATGGACGAGCCGCGTACGGAGGTCGTCAGCTTGGAGAGAGTGGTGGCGTGGCTGGAGCACCACGAGGCACCTAAGGGGCTGTCTCAGCGCAAGGCACTCCCGTGGATTCGAGGTCACGAGGCCTACGGAGAGATCAAGACGAGAGCCGAGATGCTGACCCTGGCCTACCGCGAATACACCACTGATTCCGGCGAGCGGGAATCAGAAGACCCCGGAATCACCCCTGACCAGGAAGAATAAGTGATTCCCACCCCGGAATCACTTCGGAATCAGGGTGACCCCAGGGGACCAGGACCCGACCCCAAGGGAGGGTCCCGGGGACCACGCGCGAGGGGGTGATTCCCGATTCCCGGCCCTTAGGGGAATCAGGAATCGGGAATCACCCTAAACGGACACCAACCAAGATCAACATATGAGGAGCGCGAGATGGCTGACATCAAGATCGACAATCCGAACCCGAACGGCCCCGCCTACGGGCTGGGAGGGGCCGTGCCGCCGGGGTGCCGGCCACCGAGCGGGGAGAGCCTGAGCGCGTTCGTGCCGGGCCGTCCGGCGCCCCAGGGGTCCAAGACCTACCTGGGCCGCCGTGGCGGCCGTGGAGTGCTCGTGGAGTCCAGCAAGGCCGTCAAGCCGTGGCGTGCCGACGTGCGCGAGGCGTTCATGTGGGAAGGACTGCCGAAAGGAGCGTTCGCTCCGGCCGTGCCCCTGGTGGTCATGATCGTGTTCGTCATGCCCCGGCCGGCCGCAACGCCGAAGACGCGAGCCACCCCACCGGCGGTCAAGCGGCCCGACCTGGACAAGCTGGGGCGTGCCGTGCTGGACGCGCTCACGAGCGCCGGGGTCTACGCCGATGACTCCCAGGTCGTCACCCTGCTCACGCACAAGCGGATCGCGGAGCCGGGAGAGGCCACGGGTGCCATGATCCACATCGAGCGTGCAGACGTGTCCACCTTTGACACACCGACCAGCAGGCACGTAGGGTGATGACCATGTCCGCGAGACGGGACGTGGCCCCCGGAGGCCACACGCACAGGCAGTCAGGGACCGACGCCGGCCGAGTGGAGGCCCGTCGCAGAGCCTACGAACTCCGCCTCGGTGGCCGCACCCACCGACAGATCTCCGAGGACCTCGGTGTGTCCACCGGCACGGTTCACAACTACCTCCGCGAGGAGATCAGTGAGCGCCTCGACCCGCTCAAGGACCACTACCTCCAGATGGAACTGGACCGGCTCGACCACCTTCAGCAGGTCGCGTTGAAGCTGATCGAGCACCCCGGCATGGTCGTCGAGGACCACGAGGGCAAGACCCACGTCATCCTGGACCAGAAGAAGATCGAGTCCGGTTTCGACCGCGCGCTGAAGGTGTCCGAGTCCCGGCGCAAGCTGCTCGGACTCGACGCCCCGGTTCGCGTGCAGGGCGACTTCTCCGTCACCGAGACCACCCAGGAGGACCTGGAGCTCCAGGAGCTGATCCGGGAGGCCAAGGCCAAGGCCGCGGCCTCCGCGGAGGCGCTCCGGGCCACCAGTCCGGAAGCGAGCTGGTGACCGCCATGACTTCGCGGTTCTGCTGTGACAACCCCGAGCCGGGCGGCGACCCTGGCGAGCCGGACGAGAACGTCGTCTGCTGCGTCAATTGCGGCGAGGACATGGACGACGACATGATCTACCGCTGGTCGACCCAGCGTGATGCCGAGCCTGCCCCGGTCCGTGTCGTTCTGGAGACGGCGCACGGCAGGATCCTCGTCGGCATGGGCTTGCTCGCCGGTGGTATCACCGGGCCGACCTGGGCCCTGAACATGCCGGGCGTGCCCCACCTCCTGCGTGCCCTGGCCAACCAGCACGAGGACGCGATCACCTCCGGACCGCCGGCGACATGGCTGGAGGACGACGAGCATGATGACGGAGAGTGAGATCCTGCGGGTCACCCTGGCCCGGCGGATCATGGCCGGCTCGCTCGTGACCAAGCTCGTCCGGCCGTGCTGGGTCTGCGCGAACGTCGGCCACGCCCACGTCGCCGGCGGATGCCATGTCGAGGGCTGCCCGTGTTGCGGCCGGTACCCCTTCGGTCAACCGGTGTGGCCATGATCGAGCACACCGACCAGCTCCTGAACCTGATCGAGCGGCGCGTCACCGCGACGAACGCGGACCTGCTCGCCCTGCTCGATCGGGTCAGGCATCGGTTGGCCCAGCTCGCCGTGGACCCGGCCAAGCTCGCCGGCCCCGCCCTGACCGCGATCGTGGACCAGATCCTCGCGGAGATGGCGGTCGCGGCCCGGCGAGCCGTCCGAGCGGGGAGCGACAAGGACCGCGTTGGCGAGTTGCTCAAGGAGCAGGCCACCCGCGTTTCGGGCCTGAGTCGCTCTCTGCGGGCCGCGGAGCGTCCGACACTGGCCAAGGCCCTCCTGGTGCTCCAGGCGGCGCACACGCTCGCCTCCGGGCTCAAGGGCACCCTGTCCGACGCCGCGGTGCAGGGCCAGACCAAGGCGCGGCGCTCCCAGCTCGCCGACCAAGGGCGAGCCGTGGTGCTCATGTGGGTGCCGGAGCGCGACGCCTGTGCGCGCTGCCTGCGCTACGCGGGCCTGCGCTTGCTGCGTCCCACCGACGCGTTCCCCGCCGGCCTGTCCTACGATCCCCAGCAGGCGGACTCGGGTGCCGGCGACATACCGGGTCCGCCCCTTCACCCGCACTGCCGGTGCGAGCTCCAGGTCGTGAGCAAGGGTGACAGCGAGGACGCGAGCCAGGCTCTCCAGCGCGAGGCGGAGCGCGCCGTGCTCAAGGGGTGGGCCCTGGCCAGTGAGGGCGCCGCGTCGCGCGAGCGTGCCGCCAGGGCCCTGCTCGCGGCCGGGGCCAGTGTGCCGAAGTCGGTCAAGGCGGAGGCGTTGAAACGTTTGAAGGAGGGCGAGCGCTTCACGCGCCCCGTGCCGTCCGGGCACGAGCCGAAGGCGAAGCGGGACTACCTGGCCTCGTACTCGGGGGTGTACCGCCGGTGAGCCCCTCAGCTCCAGCACGGGCCGTCCGGGTGCCAGACGGTGGTGGTCAGCTCGTCGGTGTCCGGCTTGAGCGGGACGTAGGCGCCTTTGAGCGGCACTCCCAGGAACACGTCAAAGGCGCCGGGGGCGGTCAGGTCGGTGAGGTTCACGAAGTCTTCGTCGTTCAGCATGCGATCAGTATGACATACATGGACATAGGTGGTCAACCCCCAGCACGAAAGAGCAGGCCCCCGAGGGGGCCTGCTGGTCGGTCAGCGTCCGGAGCGGCGGCTGTGCATCGCCTGGGTGGCCGCGTCGCGCTGCTCTCGGGTCAGGCCCGCCAGGGTCTCCTCCATCAGGTGCGGGTTGGCGGCCTGGAGCCGGTTCAGGATGTCGGCCGCGGACTGGTCGGTGATCGGGCTCTCGGTGGTCTCGTTCTCGCTCATGGACAAAGTATGACACACGTGGACAGAACATGTCAAGGCCCCGCGCTGCTGAGCGCGGGGCCGGTGGTGGGCACGCTACGCGTCGTCCACCAAGTCGCTGGTCTCGTACGACAGGCCGCGGCACGTTCCGTGAGGCGCGTGGTTGAGGACGGATCGACACTGCCGGTAGTGCTGCCAGCGTGCGTTGGCCAGGTCACGAGCGGCCTGCTCGGTGCCGCGCTCGTGGCGTTCGGTCTCTCGCAGAGCACGGTCTCGAACGACCACCCAGAAGATCGGGAAGTCGTGACCGAAGTCCTCGTCATGGATGACCTGAATCAGTGCGTCGGGGGTGGCGCGGTGCGCTGCAAGGATCGTCATGCACCTAGTATGACATACATGGACAGACCATGACAACCCCCAGTCTGGTCGCTGACCCCTACGACCCGACCGCTGACGTTGACACGTTTCAACTTGATCTTTACCTGGCCCAGTTCGACGAGCGACTCCTCGCTCACCCGGAGGGCCGCCGCGCCCTGACCTACACCGACCCCCTCCTGTTCGCCCTCGTCTACCTCCGGGACCACCTCCGGTCCGAGGAGACCGGCGACGAGGTCACGATCGCCGACATGCACCTGTCCTGGGCGCGGCAGGCCCGGCAGTGGCTCCTGCCCATCCGGTACCCGGCCCAGTACCGGGCTGCGGAGATCGCGCCCCGCAACACCGGCAAGACCACCTGGTGGTTCCTGATCATCCCGATGTGGCTCGCCGCGCACGGACACAGCAAGTTCATCGGCGCGTTCGCCGACTCCGGTCCCCAGGCGGAGATGCACCTCCAGACGTTCAAACAGGAGCTGGACCGCAACGCCCTGCTGCGCAAGGACTTCCCCACCCTGTGCCAGGCCAAGGAGCGCACCGACGTCAAGCGCCGCCTGAGCGACAACAAGAAGATGACCATCCAGGCCAACGACTTCGTGTTCGCGGCCAAGGGCGTCGACGCGGGCAACCTCGGTATGAAGGTGGGCAAGCGGCGCCCCGACACGATCATCCTGGACGATGTCGAACCCGGCGAAGAGGTCTACTCCAGTTACCAGGCCGGGCAACGCCTGATCGCCCTGACCGACTCGATCATGCCGCTGAACGTGTACGCCCGCGTCGTGCTGTGCGGCACGACGACCATGGTGGGCTCGATCGTGCACCAGCTCGTCAAGAGCGAGCTGGAGCCAGGGGAGGAGCCGGCCGCCTGGATCGCGGAGGAAAACTTCCAGGTCCACTACCACCCGCCGATCGTCACCCGGCCCGACGGCACCGAGCGGTCCTGCTGGCCGGCGCGCTGGTCCCTGGAGTTCCTGGAGTCCATCCGCCACACCCGGCAGTACCAGAAGAACTACCGCAACCTGCCTGCCGGTGTGGGCGACTACTGGTCCACCGAGGACCTGGAGCAGGCACGCGAGCGCGGCGCCGCGGTCACCGGGATCACCCGGGGCGTGCTCTCGATCGACCCGGCCACCACGAGCAGGACCACATCCGACCGGACGGCCTTTGCCGTGGTGACCGTCTCGCCCATGCACAAGACCGCGGTACTGGAGGCGTGCCGAGCCGTCATCCTCCCGCCGGCCGCCTGCCGGCGCATCGCCCTCCAGTACCTGGAGCTGCACCCGGAGATCCGGAAGATCCTGATCGAGTGCAACCAGGGCGGGGAGACGTGGCTGTCCGTCTACCACGACATGCCCGTGCCGGTGGAGCTGATCCCGCAGAGCGAGCCCAAACCCGTCCGGGCCGCCCGGCTCCTCAACCACACTCAGCGCAAGCACTTCGCCCTGAGAGGCAGGCAACTCCCGTTCGAGGAAGAGGCCCTGAGCTTCCCCCGGGGTGCCTACGATGACGTCCTGGACGCGGTGGGCACGGGCGCGGACTACGTGCTCAGGACCCGGCGCCGTCCCGCCCAGTCCACCAACCAGTCCTATGTGGCGTAGGGAGCGCGAGATGGCGGATCGTTTGTGCGGTAAGCGGATGTACGCCTACAAGCATTGGTCGTGCCAGAAGAAACCACACCTTTGGGGGCGACACAGATTCAATAATTACACGTCTGGGCGTATCCCTCACGTGTGGAAGGTGAAGGCTCTGCGGGTCTTGTGGAGAGGTAATCGTCGATTGAAGAGAATACCCGGTAAGGGAGGGGGCTTGTTCCGTTACAGGCAAGCCCTTTTCCCTTGTCGGTTTGATCCACTTCCTGTCACCCATACGCCTAAGGAGCGGGGCCGTGGCTGATTCACCGGACCTCACCCTGGCGGTCACGGAGATCACCGAACACCGTGACGCCTACATCACCGCGGACCTGATGTACCGCAACAAGGTGGAGGAGATCTTCGCATCTTCCAACAAAATCGTGGCTCTGCTCCAGGAAGCGAGCAAGCACTTCCGCACCAACCTCGCGGCCACGCCCGTCGATGCAGTCCTTAATGGACTGGAAATCACCTCCGTCACGGTCCCCAACCAGCAGGGCGAGCCGGACGACAAGCTGACCCAGGTCTTCAAGGACAAGGTGTGGGACGCTAACCAACTTGACCTCTACATGCCCGACTGGCTCCGGGAGATCGGCAAGGAGGGCGACGCCTACCTGTTCGTCTGGGATGGTGACGATGAGGCGTCGTGCGAGATCCACATGCGCAAGCCGGTCGGGGCGCGCATGTTCTACAACGAGGAGAACCCCCGCGAGAAGTCGTTCTTCGCCTTCACCTGGAAAGAGCGCAACCCCAAGCGCATCCGGATCAACCTCGTCTACGCGGACCGGGTCGAGAAGTACGTCAGCACCGCGAAGGACCCCAAGGCGGACAAGGACTTCACCCCGTTTGAAGAGGACGGCGACGGGGGTTGGCCGGTCTTCCACGACTACGGCGAGATCCCCGCGTTCCACGGCCGGTCCGATCACCCCTACGGCGTGCCGGATCACTACAACGCCTACGGCCCCCAGAACCAACTCAACAAGATCATCGCAACCCAAATGGGCTCGATGGACTACGTGGGGTTCCCCCAGCGCGCCGCGCTCCAGGACTCCCCCGTGGACGACGACGGGGACCTGTGGGACGAGGACGACAACGAGGCGGCCGGCGGCACGGGCATCGGGGCGCCCCAACAGAACAAGCTCGTTTCGCACCCCGGCTCGCTGTGGGAGCTGAAGAACACGCGCTCGCTGGTACAGCTCCCAGCCGCGGAGGCGGATAACTTCCTCAAGCCGATCGACAAGGCGGCCCAGCTCATGTCCGCCGCGACGGGCACGCCCATCCGGTTCTTCAACGGCACCCAGGGTCAGCAGCCCTCCGGCGCGAGCCTGCGCGAGGACGACGCACGCCTCACCGCTCGCCGCTCCATGCGCATGCTGCTCGCCGGCGCGACGCTGCGCGACGCCTTCACCTTCGCGATGCGCAAGGTGCTGGGCTACGCGGACTGCCCTGAAGTCGTGATCAACTGGAAGCCCGCCCAGCGCGCGGAACTCCCTGACGAGTGGGAGGTGATCCAGGCCAAGCAAGCGGCAGGCGTGCCGCGAGACGTGACCCTGTTGGAGGCGGGCTACACCCCGTCACAGATCCAAGACTGGAACGACGCGGCCCCCGATCCCGGTGAGGGCCTGCTCGCCAGGGTCGAGTTGCTGGAGCGGTTGGCCGGCGCCGCGGAGAAGCTCGCCGGGGCCGCTGGCCTCGGTGCCCTGGACATGAAGCTGGTCCAGGAACTGATGGCCGGGTTCCTCCCGGCCCCCGATGATGGAGGAAACAATGGGTGACCAGAACTTGAGAGTGTGGCCCGTCGATGGCGACACCTACGGCGACGTCGTGGAGTACCCCGCCGGCGCGAGCTACCGCTCCGTGCCGATCGAGCCCGGCGCCAGTGGCGACATGAACCATGACCTCGTCGTGACGGAGCGGCGCGAGCCCGGCGAGTCCGTGGACGACCCCCGCGAGCTGGGTCGGCACCGGATGAGCGAGGTCCTGATCGCCTACCCGGGACAGCCCACCCCGGACGCCGTGCTGGAGAGCGAGCACGCGCGGCGCACCACGGTGGGCGGCAAGTCCGAGGACACCAAGAAGGCCGGCTCCCCGGCCGCCAAGAAGTAACCAACTACGCACAGACAAGGGCGCGAGATGGCAGACGACACCACGACCGACGAGACCACCGATGACACCGAGGAGCAGCAGGAGGACTACGAGGCTCCCGACCAAGCCACCTGGTCACGGACCACCGAGGCCCTGAGCAAGGCCAACGCGGAGGCCAAGAAGTGGCGTCTCCGTGCGCAGGGCAAGGACGAGAAGTGGGCCGTGCCCGGGTGGACCAAGCCCCCGGCCGACGAGGACACCGAGGACGACGACAAGCCCGCGGCCAAGCCACGGCGCCAGCCGCGGGTGGACGTCGACGCGGTCCGGCGCGAGGCGGAGGAAGCGGCCCTCACCCGGGCCAAGCCCGGGCTCGTCCGGACCGCGGCCAAGGACGCGCTCAAGGACGCGGGCCTCATCCTGCCGGAGAAGGGCTCCGCGGATGGCGCCTACCAGCGGGCCTTCCGCCTGTTCGACATGGACGCGATCGAGGTCGACGAGGACGGCACGGTCATCGGTGTGGAGGACCAGATCAAGGCGGTCCGGCGGGACTACCCGGAGTTGTTCGCCAAGCGCGGCGGCGCGCGCGTGAACGCCGGGGCGGGGAGCACGGCGGCCGATGGCGCCGGCGGGAAGACCCCCAGCTCGTCGGACAAGCTAGCCGCGATGCTGCTGGGCAAGGGGTAAACTCAGCGTTACCCCCGCCCTCACCCGGGCGACATCCGGTAGGTGACGGCCCGTTCGTGTCCCCCAGGCGAACGGGCCGTCACTGTTTGTCACGGTTTAGCTAGCACGGTGACATGTGACTTCCCGGTGACGTATCCTTCGGGTGATCAAGGGTAAGCACGCGCGATGGTGGCCCACCCCCAGCTACAGGAAGGGACGCCACCATGGCAGCGTCCGTCGTTGACAACTGGATCCCCGAGGAGCAGGGCGGTCCGGTCATCCAGAAGATCCAAGCCACCTCCGCCGTGGAGACCCTGGCACGCCAGGAGTCCATGACGACCCTCACCAAGAAGGTCCCGCGTGACGGCGGCGTCGACTTCGAGGGCGCGACCACCAAGGGCGTCGCGATCGCCGAAGACGACAACGACGTGGACAACGTCCTGCTCACCGCACGCAAGCTCGCGCGCATCGTGCGGCTGAATGACGAGGACGTGGAGGACACCTCCGCCACGGCGAGCGTCATCCAGCAGAAGCAGATCGGCTGGGCCACGGCCTACGGCATCGGTTTCGACAACGCCACCCTTGCGGTGACCGCGGCGGAGAACGGCACCACGGTCCCGTTCACCTCACTGTGGAAGGTGCTCAACACCACCAACTCCACCCTGCCCGACGGGGTCACCTACACCGCGGGTGACAACATCGTGACCGGCGTGACGGCCGCCAACCCCGGCCCGCAGAAGTACACCGAGCTGTCCAACGTGTTCGGCAAGGTCGAGACCGGCCAGTACTGGACCGAATCGGACATGGTGGTCATCGCCCACCCGGCCTTCCGCAAGTTCTTCCGCGGCATCGTCGACGTCAACGGCAACCCGATCTTCTCGGAGAACTCCAGCGCCGCCGGCCAGTCGGTGGACCGGCTGTTCCAGGCCCCCATCCGCTGGACGACCGGGGCGCGCACGAGCGCCGTCGCGACGAACAAGCCCGTCGGCACCCCGCTCCTGTTCGTCGGGAACGCCCAGTTCCTGATCAAGGGCAACCGGTCCGGCCCCGAGTACGCCGTCGCCGGCCCCAACTCCGGCGCCGGGTTCACCACGGACCAGACCCTGCTGAAGTTCCGCACCCGCCGGGGGTTCGCGGTGGGCAACCCGTTCGCCTGGGCGATGTACACCCCGGCCGCCTCCTACATCGCCTGACCGGAGCTGACCGATCATGGCCTGGGCCGACGTGACGTACACCGAGAACATCACAGGTGTGGTGGTCTCGGAGTCCCAGCTCGCCCAGGCCCAGGCCGTGATCGAACTGTTCTCCGGGGTGACCGAAAGCTACGCCCTGTCCGGCCGCGATGCGCGTCACCTCCGGATGGCGGTCGCGTACCAGGCGGCATGGATGAAGGGCCAGATCGACGTCACCACCCGCACCGACGTGTCCAGCGTGACTCAGGACGAGATGTCCTTCCAGTACGCGAATCCGGACGCGCCGGTGCTCGCACCGCTCGCACGAGCGGCGCTCAAGCGGTTGAGCTGGAAAGGCACGAGGTCGACCCTGGTCAGAAGGCCGGTCGATCTCGTTGCACCAGGGTGGAGCCCGGAGCAGGACTTTGTCACCGACAGGGACTGCTCCGGGTACCGGCCGCTGAACATGTACGAGGGCGGTTCGTGATGACCGCGTTCGTGCCGAACACCACGGTCCGGATCGAGCGGAACAACAGCGCACCCGTGACGGGCACCGCTGTGGAGGGCTACGGCCCCGACCTCTCGAACTGGACCCCCGTCGCGACCGGGGCGCCGGCCTACCTCCACGAGGACAGCCAGACGACCTGGGACCCGACTGCCGACCGGAAGACCATCCGCGAGGTGACCTTGATCCGGCTCAGGCCGGACGCACAGGTGCAGGACCGGGACCGGCTCGTGGACGAGCAGACCGGCGCCATGTACCAGGTAGACACGATCACCACCGAGTCGAGCACGGTCGGTGTGAACGACATCCGGGTCGTCACGATCCGGATCACCGCCTGAGGGCCACGGACGGCTACTCACTCAGGCCAGGCCGCACCTGGGAAGGGGGCGGGGAGCTGATGGCTGCGCGCTACACGGAGGACCCCCGGGCCGCCGACCACATCGTGAAGATGTGCGGCGGCATACTGGACAAGATCTTGCCGGAGATCGAGAAGGACGCGAAGAGGTACGTGCCGGTGCTGACCGGGTACCTCCGCAACCACATCGGTCACGACAAGGTCTCGCCCACCCACGGCCGGGTCTACGCGAACGCTGAGTACGCGGCCGCGATCGAGAAGGGGTTCACCCACGCTCGATCCGGACAGCACATCCCCGCCCAGCCCTACCTCCGCCCCGCGGCGTACAAGAACCGGAACCCGACGTGAGCCGGCCAGACGGCGCGCTCGTGGCGGACGCGTGGCTACGCCTGGTCTCCGGTCTCCCCGCCTCCTGCATCGGCCCCACCCTGCCGGACGTCAAGCGCACCCCGGCGCCGCCGTGGGCCACGCAGGGGTTCGTCCAGCACACCGTGGTCGGTGGATCGCCGACCACCCACGTGCCCGTCCGCCGGACGGTCGTCCAGCTCGACTTCTGGGCTACCACCCTGGACGACCGGACTCCGCCCTGGGGACGGGCCAGTGCGCTCGCGGAGACCGTCCTGGCGGCCACCTACGGTGCCACCAACCAGCTCGCCCTCACCGTGCCGTCCGGCTACGACACGCCCAGTCTGCGTGTCGTGCTCGCTCTCCAGGAGCCGCGGAAGGTGCGCGAGGACGGTGCCGGGTTCGCCCACTTCCAGTTCGATGCCGAGTTCGTCTGGACCAGCTAGGAGTTGATCATGAACACCGTTTCCGTTCGCACCACGATGCGGCCCTTCGAGGAGCTGGAGGTCTCGGAGCACGAGGCCAGCGACCTCCGCCGTCAGGGCCTGCTCGTCGACGAGCCGGCGCCGCCGGCGGAGACCCGCAGCAACCGGAGCCCGTCCGGCTCCGGCGACAAGTAGCAAGGAGTTACCCCCATGTCCGTTACTGTGTCCGAGCTGACCCAAGGCCCGGCGACCTTGTACTACGGCAACTTCGGTGCCACGGAACCGCTGGACAACGCGGTGAACAGCACCCCGGCGGCCAGTGCGTGGACCGACCTGGGCGGCACCGTCGACGGCTCCAAGCTGGTGATCAAGCAGAACTACTCCATGCTGGCCGTTGACCAGCTTGTGGACGTCCCGGGCTCTCGGCTGAACATGCGAGAGATCACCGTGGAGACCGCCATGGCGGAGCCAACGATCAACAACCTGAACCTCGCACTGAACGGCGGCACCATCACCACCGGCGCCGGGTTCACCGGAGCGTTCGAGCCGATCGACTCCGACGCGGCCACCCAGCCCACGTACAAGGCGCTGATCCTGCACGGGTGGCACGGCACGGCGCGGCGCATGGTGATCCTGCGCCGGGTGCTCTCCGTGGAAGGTGCCGAGTCCGAGTACAAGAAGGACGGCCAGACCGTCCTCAAGGTCAAGATGCAGGCGTTCTACGTGAGCCCCTCCATCCGGCCCTTCCGCATCATCGACGCCTGATCACGTAGAGTAACCAGATACCCAAATCCCTCGAGGGATTTATACAGAGAGTGACAATGATGAGCAACCAGACCGCGGACGCGATCGAGCAGGAGTCGGCGAGCAACCGCGTCGTGCTCCCGCCGTCGACGGCCGGCACGCTGTCCGAGGACACCACCGTCCTGTTCGAGCTGGACGGGCGTGAGTACCGCGTCCCGTCCAAGCCGCGCGCCGCCGTGGCCCTGCGCTACCTCCGGGCCGTGCGCGACGGAGGCAAGGAGCTGGGTTCCGCCCAGCTCCTGACGGACCTGCTCGGGATCGACGGGTTCAACGCGCTGTGCGACTACGAGGACCTGTCGCCGGAGCAACTCAAGATGATCATGGAGGCGGCCCAGGCCCTGACCCTGGGCGCCATGGAGGAAGCGTTCGAGGGAAACTCGCGCGGCTCCAAGAGGTGATGTGGACGGTCAACCACCTGGCGGACATCGAGTCCGACTTCTCGGTGTTCCACCGGGTGGATGACCCCCTCGCCCTCGCGGGGCCGGAGTTCTTCCGCAAGGCCGTCCGGCTCGCCGCGTATACCGGCGTCATGGCGGCGCGCGTGGCGGCGCAGCACGAGCGCTCCCAGCCTCTGGCAGCCACGGGGCGGGGAGCAGGGAGCGAGGTCCGCACGGTCTCGTTGGACACGATGATGGCGCAACACCCGGACTTGATCGACAGGAGGTGACTCGGTGGCTGAGGGCTTCAAAATGGGCGCCGCATTCGTCGACGTCACCACCGAGGACAACACCGCGGAGGGCCGGTCACGCATCGGGTCCACCATGGCGAAGTGGGCCGGCGGCCTGGCCCTGGGTGCGACCATCTCCAAGGGCATCACCGACAACCTGGACATCGGGGCGTCCACGGCCAAGCTCGGGGCCCAGCTCAACCTGACCAAGGACGTCGCGGAGAACGCGGGACGGCTCGCCGGTGAGGTGTACAAGGACAACTTCGGCGAGTCGATCCCCGCGGTGAACGACGCGATCGCCAGCGTCGGGCAGAGCTTGTACAACCTGAACACAGCCAGCGAGGAGAACATCAAGGGCGCCACCGAGGCGGCCTTGGGTCTGGCCAGCGTGTTCGGCACCGACGTCACGGAGAACGTCCGGTCCGCCTCCGCCATGATCTCCAACCACCTCGCGCCGGACGCCACATCGGCTTTCGACCTGATGACGCGGGCCTTCCAGACCGGCGGCAACGAGGCGGGGGACCTCCTCGAAACGATCACCGAGTACGCGCCCCAGTTCCACAAGCTGGGCCTGGACGGGGCAACCGCCCTGGGACTGCTGAGTCAGGGCCTGCGCGCCGGCGCACGCGACACGGACGTCATCGCCGACGCGTTCAAGGAGTTCAGCCTGCGCGCTATCGACGGGACCACTCTGACCAAGGAGGGGTTCAAGGCGCTGGGCCTGGACGCGAAGGACATGGGCGAGAAGATCGCGGCCGGCGGGAAGACCGCCCAGGACGGTCTACTCGCGACACTGACCGCGCTCCAGAACATGAAGGACCCCGTGGCCCAGAACACTGCGGGTGTCGCGCTGTTCGGTACCCAGTGGGAAGACACGCTCCGCCAGATCCTGCCCAACATGGACCTAACCGAGGCGGCCTTGACCGACGTCAAGGGCGCCACCGAGAAAATGAACAAGGCCGCGTCGGACAGTGCGCAGGGCGGGCTGGAATCGGTCAAGCGCCAGATGGAGGGCTGGGTCCAGTCGGTCACCAACATGAACGGGCCACTCGGTGACATCACCTCGTGGGCCATGGGGTTCGGTGGGGTCGCGTTGCCGGTTGTGTCCCAGATCGCCATGATCACCACGGCGATGTCCGGGATGAAGTGGGCATCCGTTGGTACCGCGCTCAGCGTGGTGGCGGACTGGATCGCTATGGCCGCGGCGTCGGTGGCCAATGCCGCCGTCATGGCTGCGTCGTGGCTGGTCGCGTTCTGGCCTATCGCATTGATTATTGCCGCGGTTGCGGCATTGGTCGCATTGGTGATTCTGAATTGGGACTACATAAAGAATCAGACCATCGAAATCTGGACTGCCATTGTTAATTGGTTGACAGGTATTTGGAATGACATTGTTAGTCAGGTTCAGGGCGCGATCAACCTGGTGCTGGACGCCTGGTCCTGGTTGTCCGCCTTGCCGGGCCGGGTGGCCGAATGGTTCGGCGGAGTGGTTCGCGCCGCGGCCGACAAGATCGGTCAACTGATCGATTGGGTGAAGTCCATACCTGGCAAGATTTTGAATGCGGTAGGCAATCTGGGGCGACTACTGTGGGATGCCGGTGTGAAGATCATCCAGGGCCTGTGGGACGGCCTGAAGAACATGTGGAACAAGGTTACCGGTTGGATCTCCGGCATCGGCTCCTGGATTGCTGACCACAAAGGACCAATCGAGGTGGACGCGGTCCTCCTGGTCCCTCACGGAAACGCGATCATGGACGGTCTGGCCAAGGGACTCCAGGCCCAGTTCTCCGCAAAGGTCAAGCCCACCGTGGAGGGCATGGCCGGCGAACTCGCCGGCACCGCGTTTCCCGTGCCTCCGGTCACCACCTCCCCGCTCCCCGCCTTCGCCGGGGCGGGCACCGGCGCGGCCACCAACGAGCAGGCGCCGCCGCCGCCGGTGCACATCGAGAACCTGACCGTCACGTTCCCGGGCAGCCTGAACGCGATGTCCCGGACGGACCTGCGCAAGGCCGTCGACTTCCTGGACGAACAGCTCCGCAACCTGAACCGGAGCAGACTGGGGCAGGCGTCATGACCTGGGGAACGATCACGATCGGGCGGCTCACCGTACGCGAGGACTTCGCCGTGACCGCCACCAACGCGGACACGGTGAATATTCGCGGTCAGGAGTCCCTACCCCCACTGACCGCCCTCCAGCTCGAACAGCGGCGCGAGGACCTGTGCGGTCTGGAGGGCATGACCGTGCCCGTGGTCTTCTCCAGCAAGGACCGGCTCACCGGGTTCTACCGCGTGTCCGCGGCCAAGGCCGACTACGCCAACTACCAGGGCAACCCGATCGCCACCCTGGACTGGACGCTCGATCTCGCGCGCATCGGCACCGAGTCGGAAATCGACCTGGAGAGCAGGCTCTCCGGCCCGCTCACCCGCAACACCGCGTTCGCCGTGACCGGGGACCGGTGGCTCGCCCCGCCGCTGGGGCACTACGGCTTCTCCTCCGGCGCCACCATCCCCAGCTCGCTGACCCGCACCGGCGCCGACGGGGGCATCGTGGTCTACCGCGGCGTGCCGGCCGTCCAGCCGCGGTGGGGCTGCACGGTGGCCGGGCTGCTCGCCGGCCGCGTACGCCTCACCGACACCAACGCGTTCGAACGCACCGGCACCAACTACTCGATCGCGCCGACGGGCTGGGAGCTGAGCAACGGGTTGGTGAAGATCAGCCCCACCAACGCGGGCACCAGCCGGTCCGACTTCATCGTCAGCTCGTACACCGGTGGGGCGTGGCGTCCGAAGACCTGGACCGTGACCAAGGGCGCCGCGCAGCTCGGTGCACCGACATCGGTCACGGTCCTGCGTGACACCTACGAGTTGATGGTGGTGCGCGTGCTGTACGCCTCCGCCGCGGCCGCCGGCCGCACCACGATCGACCTGACCCTCCGCCGCGGCTCCCGATTCGTGGAGCTGTACGTGCACACCAGCGCGAGCAGCACGCTCGCGGTAGCCCAGACCGTCGCGGAGGTCGGCACGGCCGGCACAGGCTACGTGAGGGCCACGGCGAACGACGCGAACGGAGACCGCTACGTCATCGGCAGCGCGCTCGCCTTCACCAACGATCTGGTGAACGGCGGCCTGTCGAAGTCCTCCACGACCACGCTTGACGCCTTCATCGGCGTGGCCGCCGGCGGGAGCGGCGCGGTGACCGGTGACCAGCCGGACAACCTGATGACCCAGTACCTCGGGTCCCCCAACGAGCTCGTCGTGCCGGTCAGGAGGTGACCCGTGCCTGTCACTGAAACCCACCGGGCCCTGGGGGGCTGGTCCCTCCAGCTCAGCCTGGACACCCCTCGCTCGATCCTGGACGCGCTGGTCTACCTGGGCCACGTCACCGTGCATACCGGCCGCGTGGATCCGGTGCTCGCCGGCGACGGGCTCCTCGCGTCCAGCGAGTTCACCGGGGTCATGCGCTCGCTGACCCTGGGCGACGACCACCACGAGATCCACGGCCCCGGCATGGCGTTCTGGTTGGGCGACGAGGACGGCAAGGGCAGCGTCTACGAGACCCCCGTGACCTTCACCGGGGAGGTCCCGGCCAACGTCATTCGCGGCCTGCTCCCCGCCTCCGGCGCGGTGGTGGAGGGCACCTTCCACGCCGTGGCCGGGCTCTACACCGGCACCCACCAGTGGCAGAGCCCGCGGGCCGCGATCGACTACGTGTCCACCACGGTAGATGCGGAGTGGCGCGTCAACGGCGACGGCACCCTGGACTTCGGCACCACCGAGGACCTGTTCGTCACCGACCCGAAGTGCCTCGTGCTCCGCCGCGGCGCCGGCGTCGACTTCGACCTCCGCGCCCTCCAGGGCAAGCTGTCCACCTCCAGCGACGTGGAGGACTTCACAACCCGCGTGGTGCTGCTCGCCCAGGGCACGGAAGCGTCGACCCTCACCGCGACGGCCGACCTGAACCCGGGCCTGAACCCGTACAAGGACGTGCACGGCAACCCGGTCGTGCTGACCCGCATGGTGAGCGAATCGACCACCGACGCCACCAACGCGGACGCACGCGCTCAGCTGCAGCTCAACCGGTTCTCCGGCACCCGCGACGCCATGACCCTGTCCGCCAGCGACTACGACGTGTTCGGCGCGGCGCGCGCCGGGGACTTCGTGTACGTGTTCGACCCTGACATCGGGATGTACGACCTGGACAACGAGGTCCTGTTCCGTGGCGAGCGCATCTACCCGGCCAAGCTCCGGCTCACCGAGGTCACCTGGCCGGTCCGCCCGGGCCGGATGGTGGCCTACCGCGGGCCGGACGGCACGTGGTTGGACCTGACCGACTACGTCATGTGGGAGACCGGCGACGCCCAGCTCAAGGTGGGGGATTATTCCCGCTCGCTGATCGCGAGCGGGGAGTCGGTCGGCACCCGGCCCGTCGCCGACACGTCCGTGCCGGCGGCGCCCACCTGGGTAACCCCGTTCCTCCAGGGCGTCTACCAGTCGCCGACCACCGGATCGGCGCGGGGCGCCGCCGTGCTGACCTGGTTGCGACCGCTGAACACTGACGGCTCCACCATCCTGGACGGCTCGCACTACGAGATCCGGTACCGCTCCAGCTCGCAACCGGTGTTCCCCGTGACCTGGGATCAGTTCGAGTCGACGTACAGCGACTGGGACGATGCGGAGGCGAGCGGCGCGACGTGGGACTCGCCCATCCTGTTCGAGGAAGGCGAGTGGCAATTCGCCACGGCCGGGTTCGACCAGCTCCAGTTCCGGCTACAGGAACTCCTCCCCGCTCACCCGTACGAGGTCCAGATCCGGGCCGTGGACATGGCGTCCCCACCGAACGTCAGCGCGTGGTCGGCGAGCTCGTTCTTCCAGACCGTGAACGACAACCAGCCGCCGGTCACTCCGGCGGCGCCCACGATCGCGGCATCCACGCTCGCCGTCCAGATGACGCACGAGCTGGGAGTCGCGAGCGGCGGCACGTTCAACCTGGACCGTGACCTCCACCACCTGGAGCTCCACGGCGGGTCCGGCCCGGTCTTCACCCCCACCGACGCGACGTTGCTGGGCAAGGTGCTCGCGAACTACGGCATGATGGCGGCCGAAGTCCCGGTCGTTGCCACGATCGCGCTGGACAATCTGAACCCGGTCTACTTCAAGGTGATCGCCGTCGACGACGCGGGCAACAAGAGCCTGCCGTCCACCGCTGTCAACGCCACGGCGGAGCTGGTCGACGACGCACACATCAGCTCGCTGACCGTGTCCAAGGTGACGGCCGGCACCATTCTGGCAGACTGGCTCATGGCCGGCTCGATCAAGACCGCGGTGTCCGGGTCGCGTGCGGAGATGGACTTCGCCGGGCTCCGGCTGTACGACCAGGATGCGAACAACACGGTGAACCTGGACGCGGCAACGGGCAACGCGACCTTGATCGGACGATTCCAAAGTGGACTAGACACCGACGTGCAGCGCATCGTGATTGACGCTGACACCGGTGGGGTCAACCGAATCGACATGTACGACGACGGATCGTCTGACCACCTCACCATGGTGAACTTTGGGTCCGCGTTCTACGCGGGTCGGGTCAATTCGTCCGGGGCGGCCAATGGCGGGTTCTCCCAATACCAAACCAATACATCGTTCTTCGGATGGCAGAATGGGAGTTCCCAGGCGTACATAGCCCTGGACAATACGGAAGGGATCTACTTCAAAGGTCACTTCCGGAAGACCATTACCCTGAGCGGGACCACCGGTCTGTACGCGGACCACGTATCCGGTAGCGGGACGAGTGCGTCATTCACTTACGGGGCAACCATTACCAGTCAGATCCTCCCGTTCGTGGAAATCCTTCCGACCTCCGGTGGGTTCGCTGGTAAGTATCATTGTCTGAATGCGTCGACGGCCACGGGGTTCGGCGTGGAATACCCCGCGGGCAACTGTGAAATATTCGTATGGGCGCCAAAGGTATCGTGATGATAAAGATTGAATTCACCGACGCAATCGACGACGGGCAGGGTCATTGGATCGTGCACCGGCGAATCACCCGCACCGCGGACGGAGTTGACCCCGTTGTGGAGGAAGGGATCCACGCCTTCCCCTACGACACCCTGGAGTGGCGAGCTGCTGAGTACGGCATTGACCCCTCCGACGTGGACACCCTGATGGACATCGTCCTGGCAGAGCCGTACCTGACGAACGAGGACTACGAGCCCGGCACCACTCTTTACGACGCAGCGTCCATTCAGGACGCACGGGAGGCGCACATCGCCAGGTGCGTCAAGGTGAAGCTCGCCCACCGGATGTCCACCCGAGGAAAGAACCAGCCCCACGTCCAGCGGGTGAAGGACAACGCCTTCATGCATCCGGAGGCGGTGATCCTCAAGCGCGAGCTGGTCAAGCGGAGCCGGGAGGAACTCCAGCGCAAGGCCGCGCGCCGCGCCGCTGACCCGCATGCCGAGCGGCTCGCCGCCCTCCGGCAAGAGCACGCTCACCGAAGGGACTCACGATGAGCACCACGACCCCCAACATGAGCTTGGTCCTGCCGGACGGGGTCGACCCGATCAGCCGGACCGCGCACCTGAACGGGAATTTCACGATCCTGGACACTCTGGCCCGTGCGATCATCTGCACGTCCAGCACCAGGCCCACCCCGCCCTTCGCCGGGCAGACCATCTTCGAGACGGACACGGGTCTGCTCCGCATCCGCAACACGGCGAACAGTGCGTGGACCACGGTCGCGGGGCTGGTCAAGACCTATACCTCCACCACCCGGCCCAGCTCGCCCGACCCCGGTCAGCTCCACTGGGAGAGCGACACCAACGCGCTCGTGGTCCGCTCTGCCACCGGGTCCTGGCAGTACCCCAGTGTCCCGATCGTGAGCAGCACGGCGACGTTCGTCACCCCGCTCGCCAACCAGATCGCGTTCGTGACCGACACGGCCGGTGGGGTGCTCCGCAAGTACTCAGGCAGCACGTGGGACCTGTTCGACTCGAATACCCTCCACAAGTACAAGCCCAGCACCGAGAGTGTGACCAGCTCGACCACGCTCCAGAACGACGACGTGTTCTTCTGGAACAACATGCCCACCTCCAGCGCGTGGGAGCTGGAGGGCTTCATCCCGTTCGACGGCGCGGCGGACCCTGCCGGCGGGCTCAAGATGTCGTTCACCGCATCCGCTGGCGCGAGCATGTACTTCGCCACCTACGGCGCGAACACCGGCGCGCTCACGTCCTATGACGTCGTGGCCCAGGGTGTCGGCGCCGCGGGCAGGGTGATCGGCACCAACCTGACCACGGTCATGACCTGTCGATTGTCCGGCGTGCTCGTCATGGGCGGCACGTCCGGCACGCTCCAGTTCCAGTGGGCCCAGGGCGCGAGCAGCGCGACGGCCACCCGGATCCTGGGCGCCGCCTGGATGAAGCTCACACGGATCGCCTGATGGGGGAAGGCCTACTGTGAATGCTGCGTGGGTAATCGGCCTGGTGGTCACGGTGGCTATCGCCGTGATCGGGTGGCTGATCACGCGCAACCACACGTTGAACCAGGTAATTCTTACTCAGCGTGAGACTATCGACACGCTCAAGCGACAGGTGGACCGGCTGGAGATCACGGCGGAGTTGACCGACCGGATCATGAGTCAGTTGCCGAAACCGAGGACCCCGGGTGGTGGGCGATGAGGTGGCCATGGAACCGAGACAAGAGGTTGGCGCAAGTACGGCAGGAGCAAAGAGAGATCAAGAGCAAGGGTAAGCGGCAGGAAGAATTGGCCCGCAAGGCAGAGCAGCACCTGTCGGCCGACCCTTTTGGCGAGAGATTTCGGACCGCCTTGGGAGGCAGGTAAATGATCAAGGCCATTAACTCCATGCCCACCGGCTGGTCGATCTTCGCCTACATCGTGCTGGGGATCGGGGCCGTGTCGGTGGCCGGGTTCCTGGTCCGGTACGTGGCCAACCTGCCGTGGCGGAGCACCGAGGAGGGCCGCCACCTCGTGGCCATGAGCGCCAGCGTCGGCGCGTTCTTCGCGGTCTACCTCGTGCAGGCGTTCATCCCCGACTGGCCAGGGCGGGCGTATGTGATGGTGGCCCTGCTCGTCGCGCTGGTGGCCAACTGTGTCTGGCGCTGGGTCATGCTCGAACGGCACCTCGCGCGCCGGCGCCGGGCCACCCGGGAAGGGACAAAACCATGACACTCGGTGTCGATCTCTACCGCTACCAGACCGTCACCGACTTCGCGGCCATGGCCGGCGCCGCGCACTTCGCCTGGGTCAAGCTGACCGACGGCACCGGCCCGGCACAGGTCCGCGGTGACCGTCAGGTGAACGGGTGCAAGGCCGCACGCATCCCGGTCGGGGGCTACCACTACGCCCAGCCCGGCAACCCGGAGCAGCAGGCGACGGTCCTGCTCCGCGAGTGCTCGCGGCTTGGAGCGTTCGATCTGGCGCCGGCACTGGACCTGGAGGCGCCCTTCACTCCCGGCCCCAGCACGCGGGACTTCGGCGAGCGGTTCTGCCAGGCCGTGGCCGCGGCCGGGTACCGGCCCGCGGTGTACATGTCGGCGAGCTGGGCCGGCGCCATGCGGCCGGACCAGTGGGACGTGCCGGGCCTGGTGATCTGGTTGGCCGCGTACGGCACCAACGACGGCCGGCGCCGGCCCACCGACGTCACCCGCCACTACGGCGGCCGGTGCGACGTCCACCAGTTCACCAGCAACGGTGTCCTGCCCGGGGTGTCCGGGCGGGTGGACCTGAACGAGGCGACGGCGGACATCCGCAACAGCCCTCAGCGGAAGGACGAGAACGTGAAGAACCTGATCCTGGCGGAAGCGGCCAAGCCCCTGCCCGGCGAGACGGCCCTCCGGACGTACGTCGGCGACGGCCTCACACGGAGGCACGTCGCCGACGAACGCGAGCTGGAGGGGCTCCAGTACTGGATCGAGCAGAAGGGTGGGAACCCAGCGGTTCAGCGTGGCTGGGAGGACCTGAGGGTCCTGGGCGAGGAAGTCAGCGAGGCGGCTCCCGTGGAGCTGGGAGCCGCCCAACTGGACGCCCTGGCCGACAAGGTGGCCGCTCGCCTGCGCACCCTGGAGTTCAAGGCTCAGGCCTAGCCGTCGCCTTGCTTCTGCTCGTTCTTCAAGCGCAATTCCTCTTCGCGCCGACGCTCTGCCTCGTCGTTCGCTTCCGCTTCCGAGCGGGCGTTGTACTCGTCGGGCGTCTCGTCACCTTGCGGTCCGGACATAGATCACTCCTCATCTTGTGTGCGTCGGTGTTCAGCCCCTGAGCTGGACACCGCTGGTGATGTCGCGGGACTCGCCGAAGAACACACGGAGGTCCGGCGTCACCCACGCGTCGAACGTGGCGGCCCCTGGCACGAGTGTTCGTGCCAGGGGCGTCGCCGTCTCCGGCTGGACGATGCGGCGGCCGCGGAGCTGGACCTCGCGAACGGCCGTCGCCACGGCGACCCAGCTACCGCCGGCCGCGAAGTACGCGATCGACGGGGCGTCGGAGACGAGGACCATGGCAGTACTGAGCATGCTCATCAGCGCGACGAGCGCGGTCTGGAACGCGTAGGTCACGGTGTCGGCCGTGGGCAGTGAGGTTCTGGTCATGATCAAAATTTCCTAGGTCAGGTTGCACGGGGCGGAGGTGAACTTGCACATGGCGGAGTGGAATTCCTTACCATCGAAAGCCGCGCGCCGGCACTGAGCCGGCATCATGCTCGCGCACGACCCGCAGACCTGATAGCCGTACTTGGCGGCCGCATTGCGGGTGCAGCGCCAGTGGCGTCCGTGGGCGTTGCGGGTGGCGGAGCACTGCGTGGTCATGCCACGAGTATGACACACATGGACATAGCTGGACAAGTCCCTACCACCTGACCGGGTCACCGGACGTGTTGCCCGGGTGGCCCGGCATGCCGAACCCCCAGTGGTTCCAGATGAACGTCACCTCCGGCACGTGCAGGAACCGAGCTCCCCGCTCCAGCAGCGCGAGCCATGCGCCCCAGTCGTCGTACGGGCAGGGCGAGCCGTCCGGCATCGTCCGGTCGGGGAGCTGGAAACCCCCCGCCTCCTTGAGCAGATCGGTCCGGATCAGGCTCGTGGTCTGGATGTAGGACCGGCGCCGGAGCTCGTCGGCATCGAACGGCACCCCGTACCGGCCGTTCGGGTCGCGCCGGCCCGGGAGCTGGGGTACGTCGGGAATCGAGTACACGACGTCGGGCAAAACATCGCGCCCCACCACAAACGCGGGATGCAGGTCCGCAGGATGCGCTGCGTGATACCTGAGCGTCTCCAGGTGGTGGGGGAGGAACTGGTCGTCGTCGTCCAGGAACGCCACCCACGGCGTCCGCACGGCAGCCAGGGCGCGGTTCTTGGTGGCCGCCGCGCCGGTGTGCTCGTGGTCGTACTCGACCACGATGGCGGCCGGATGGAGGGTCTGCTCCGCGACGCTCGCGAGCGCGCGCCGGAGGAGCTTGGCCCGTGGCGGGATGGTCGCGATGCACACCGTGATGTCGTTGATCATGGCCGCCTCGCTGCCTCGTAGCGTCCGACGATGGTGCCCTGCCAGTGCCAGGTGATCCCGTGGAAGGTGTCCATCACGCGCTCGTGTGTCCAGTCCGGGACGACGTGCTCCTCGTACGGGTTGCCGTGGACCTCGCCCTGCGGGCACGGCACGACGGGCAGGGAGAGGTAGATCGCTTTGCGTGCCAGACCGCGCGCCATGTCCCACAGGGACACGGCGTCCTTCTCCGGCATGTGCTCCAGCACGTCGCCGAAGATCACCACGTCGGTGCAAATCCCGGTCTCAGGCAGAAACGTCCGGACGTCCTCGACGACGACCAGGTCATAGATGTCCCGGAGCGTGTACTTCCCAACGTAGGGCGCCCAGATCTCCACCCCGATCAGGTAGGGCGGGTTGTGCTGCTGGCGGAGCAGCTTGCCATACGTTCCGCACCCCGCCCCCACGTCCAGCACGGAGCGGGGGCGGCGGGACGTGATCCAGTTCAACATGATGGTGCGGCCCTCTTCGGCGCTAGCGGGCATCGGTGACTCCTATCAGTAGCGTGGCGAGCCAGAACGAAAAGACCACAATGGACAGCCAGACCAGCACCCACATGACCGCGTAGAGCACGTCGTCTGGCCGGCGCCTCACAGCGCCGGCCA